GTGTCGAAGTCGCCGTCCATCGATGTTGCCATCGGGGTACGAACGAAGTGCTTCAGACCGTTAGGTACGTCAGTACACAAGAACCAAGCATCGGTATCCGTCAGATAGTGGTTAACAGTGTAACCCTCTGGGATAGAACCGTTGTTCTTCAGAGCGTTGATGTCGTTATCAGCCGTACCAACACGGAGTTCAGTCTCCAAGAGGCGGGTTGCAATAAACATCAGGCTGGGAGGAACAATCAACTTACGTGGTTTTGCGGCAATCAGCAGACCACGCTCATCCGTCCATGCAGCGATCTGAATAACAGCCGCCTCAAGGGAGGTCTCATTCAGGTCAGCGGGGGTGGAAGGCTCGTTGGAGTTCGTACCACCAGAAACCAAGGGGTGTGCAGTTGAGAACAGTTCAACTCCATCACCGCCGGGGAAGGCAGGGTTGAAGCCGTTGTTCAGAACGTTTGCAGCCTTAACTTGCTTGGTGTAAGCCATAGCACGAGCCAAAGCCTTGGTGTACCGAGCGCTGAGTGAGTCATAGAGGTTGTCCTCAATTGCCTCTTCAGTCAGGGAAAACCCTAGTGCAATGGTTTCGTGGTTGTATCGGGCAGAAAACGCTTCCTGTGCGTTGTCATAAGCGATGGCAGAGCCTTCGTTTTTGACCGGCGCAGCAGAAAAGCCCGACAGTTTTGTTTCTTCTTCAAAAGAACGCTCAGAGGTCTCAGTTTCAAAGATCTCTTTGTGTTCTTCACCGTATTGAGCATACTCCAAGCCAAACAAAGCGTTTAAGCCCGGGAGCAACTCTTTCAGTAGTTGGGCACGAGAAATAGCCATTTAGTCGCTCCTTATACGCCAGTTGAGTTGGTGTACTGATGCGTCCCGATATTTATCTTAACGATAAACTCGACGAATGCGTCAGCGCCGGTTGCTGTCTCCCTGACCACATCAATAATACGGATGGGCAGAGTATTTGTGGTGTCTTGAGTTCCTTCATCAATCGCCACAGCGGAGTTACCAGTAATGGTAGACCCGGGGTTTTGAATTAATGCAATGTTGTTACCAATGGCAGAAATACCCATTGGGGCAACAGTGGTGCTAGAGGAACAAGAAACCACTTGAAACAACGTGTCAGGATCATCAGCAACATAGGCAAAAATCTTAGTGCCTGCCGCTACTGCCTGACTAGCAGGGTAAAACTGTTGAATCTGAACTTGACCGGTAGAAGCATTGGTAAAGGTACAGCCCAGAAACACGCCATTTGGTGTTGCCGTGGTGGTTCCTGTGTCCTTTTCAATCGTTCCATCAGACACACGCTTTACTAAATCGCCATAAAAAATGTTCGTTGCATAGCCGACGTTATTCGTCGTTGCAATTTGCATTAGGCGAGTTGACCCCGCAAAAACCTGACCGCCAATTAAATTAACGGGCTTCAGGCCATACGGAGCAGATACGGTTGGATAAGCCATATTAAACTCCTAAAAGGTTATTTACCATTTCCAAACGACGTTGTGGATTTTCTCTCCCTAAAGAGCGGCATCCTTGGGTCGTTCTCTCTCATAAAGTTATTGTCTACAGACTCCATCTGATCTCTATTTTTCTTTGAAAAGTGTTCTTTTCGTTGATCCATAAATTCTTCAGGGGCCTTGCAAAGCAACAATCCTGCGACCTCAATGTTGTCCTTAAAACGACTGTTGGGGTCTATTAACATCTGGAACTTGGGTTGTTCTTCAATCCTTACCGGCTCCCAGCCTTCCCGCAGTTTGGCGGAAATATTGCGTGGGTCTGCTAGATTTAAGGTTGAAACACGTACCCACCTATACGCATAACCGGGTTGCTTATCTGGCTCAGGCAGCGTTGATGCTGGTTGCCATGCCTTTGGGCGCTCGGTTTGTGTACGGTTTTCAAGTTCGCGTACAAGTCTGTTTTCTGCCATTTTAGTTCTCCATAGTTTTTGCGTATTCCCGAGCATATTGCTCAGGGGTTAAACCTAATCGTTTCGCAATATTTAGTTGCGACTGTTTCAGCACTATCTTTTTGGAGGATGTGCTACGCGATGCCGGAGCAACCACTGTGGCAGGTCGATCAGTGCGCGTAACGGGCTTGCCGCCCCCGTTAGTCGTTTTAACTTCTTCTTCCTCGAATTGTTCGGGGAAGCGTTTTCGTATGGTTGTGTCCACACGATCCCAATATTCGTCAGTACCCACAAAGCCTTTGCCGTACTGTTTCTCTAATTTCTGGTGCAAGCCAAGTGCTAGGCTTGTCATTTCCTCGTCTACACCAAACCACGTATTGCGCTCTTGCCACGCAATCGTCTTTTGGTCGGGACGAGGCACTTGTACCTGTTGCTGCTGGTTACTATTTACTTCAATTTCAGGCGTTTGTAAAGAGGGTCTGTAGTCTTTTATACGCTGAAGTTTAAAGTTTACCTCTGATAGTTTGGCTTGCGCCTCTACCACCTTGTCGGAATCTCCAGCCTCATATGCCTCTTTGTAGGCACGTTTAGCCATCTCCATCTCAAGTTCTGCTGCCCCTCTGGCTGTATCAAGGAAGGACTTCTCTCCCTCAGACAGCCTTGATTTCAGGCGTTTATTCTCTTCAATTGTTTGCTGTGCAAAAGTAATAGCCTCTTGCTGCTCACGGAAAGCGGCTTCTTTGGCTCGGCGCTCATCGTGCCAAACCTTTTTCATCTGCTTCAGACGAATCTTTACTTTGTCGGAGTAGTCCTCTAACTCGTCTGCTTCTAATTCTTCGACAATCTCCTTGGGAAGCGGCGTCCTGCCTCGGTCTTCCTCCGGCGTATCGTCCTGAACTTCAATGTCAACTTCGGGTTTTCCCTTAGCCTCTACTTCTTTTTCTACGGGTTTACCCTGATCTTCACCTTCTATTTCAAACTCAAAATCAGGTTTTCCTTCTGCTTCTTTGGGTAACGGCATGTTTTACTCCTATTTGCGGCTGATTCCACGGGGATCTTCAACTACTCCCTCGACAGAATCATCGTTGATGATGCGGAACTCACGACCATGAATCTTTAGCCGTGTACCTGCGTGTGGGCGCACGAGAATAAAGTCCCCTTCCTTACACCAAGGCCCACTTGGGAACCTTGCGGCGTCCTTATAGCAATCTGGCCCCATCTTTACGACAAAAAGAACCGTTGTGAGTAGTTCTTCGTGCTGAAGGGTCAGGTCAGATTTAAGAATCCCGCTTTCATACTGCTCTTCGATGTTAGGAATTCCACACAAAATGCGGTATCCCGAAGGATCCGGTAACTGCTTGGCTTTGCGTTCGTCTGTGTCTGGCAGAGTACTTACTTCACCTTCTTCTGTAGCGATGGCGAGTTCAGTCATCGTCTTTTTCCATCCTTTCTGCTGTTTCTATAATTAAGTTGTTGGCTATAAAAAGACCGCGATGAACCCCAGCAGAGTGTCTGTACTCGCTAAAGTCTTTAGCCGCCCCTCTTACCATATCTTGCTCGATTACCTTCATTTCCTCTTGTATCTTGTCTGAAAGATACTTGAGTATATCGTTACTCATTCACTGCCTTTCTTCGGTGGTTTGAAACCTTGCGCCCTTTGTTGAGCGATTTGCGTACCAACTTTTAAGCCTTCTAACTCCATCTTGGCTTCCAACTCAGCACGATCTTTAGCGGCCTTAGCCCCAACTTGCATACCTGCAATTTCTTTCTGGGTCTCAATCCGCTTATCTTCTATCTCAAGCCGGTCTGCTTTGTCAGCGGCTTCGATCTGAAGTTTTTTCTCTTTGAGAGCAAGTTCTTGCGCTTTAAGTTGCAACTCTTGCATCTGCATCTGCACCACAGGATCTTGTGCTACCTGTTGTGCCTGCTGCTGTGCTGCCTCGGCTTGGTTTTTGGCAAGAAGTTTTTGCGCTCCTGCTGCTGCCAAACGAGAAATCTGTACTTCCATATCTTCCGGCATATCTTGGTCTGGCGCCGGATAGGGTACGCCAAGTTGCTCTTCCAACTGACGACGGTACTCAAAGGCCACGTGCTCTTGAATATGCGCAGCCATTGCAGCCATCATCTGATTAGCCATCGGTGACTGACCAACCATTTGACGAATTTTTGGATCTTGCATAGCAGACATATGGACAACGATATGCGCCTCGTGATCTTGGTAAATAAATGCCTTGACCGGCTTGCCAGTAAGGATGTCCATGTTCTCGGAGACTGGATCGCGTGGCTTCTCGTCGTCTTCCATCGGTACTAACTTAGAAGCGTTCTTGATCCCAAGGACCTCAAGCATCTGCCGATGTAAGTATGGCAAGTCATATAACTGAGGAGCCTGCTGGGCCAACTGCATCACTGCTTGGTATTGGACAACCTTCTGCGACATGGTTGCCGCATTGGGGTCGCTTACCGGGATGACATAGACCTGATCGTAGTCCGACTTCTTAGCCCGTGGTGGGCCTTCTACCGGCTCATACGAGTAATCCTCGGGGGTGTAGTCGCGGATAATCGTTTTGAGGAGTTTGAACTCCTGCTTCATGCTGTAGTGAATCCGCGCTTG